CTGTTCTCTCTATGTTTGTTCATCATAACAAAACATGCTTGGTCGTCTGTACAATCTTTTGTATTGATGATCATGCTTTGCCACTCTTTACATGTGCTCAAGAAAAATAAAGGAACACAAGTAAAAGGGAAATCCATTGGCTCTGACCAATTTAGGTAATCAACTAGATATATATGACTAGCATTATAATTTTCTTTTTTAATAATATCATTAATGGGATTATATATTTGATCAACGTACTGTGTTTCTGTTTCGTTATCTCCAATTATTTTAAAATTTTTAATGGGAGGTATATGATCTTTTACTATGACTGCACCTTCATACAAATCTATATGTTGTGTATCATTAATGTATATAATTAACATCGTGTTATTATATATTCATTTTTTTTATAAATCAACCTATAACTGGTATAAATAAAACGTTGCATCTTGCAACACTTGGCACACAATAAAAGAATTTAGGCAAAAAGAGGCACACAATGAAGTTACCTAAGGACGCAACGGCTCAATTAGAACGATTACTAGGCAGATTCATAAGGCATATTCCGAACAATGCTGAATATCATAACAGGCTTATCGAAGAACTAGAGATTATTCTCAAACTTCGTTTCGTCGATTACTTCCTCACAATTTGCGATGTACTGACGCTAACCCGTGACATTACTCATATGACACGCGGTTCAGCAGGGTCTAGTCTCGTCTGTTACCTACTTGGTATTACAGACGTTGATCCCATAAGATGGCAAATACCGGTTGCACGTTTCCTAAATCCTTTGAGAGATGATTTACCAGATGTGGATATAGACTTTCCACATCAGCAACAGAACGCTGTAATGCAACGGATATTTGATAAATGGCCCGGCAAAAGTGCCAGGATCAGCAACTATGTTACCTATAAGGAGCGCGGTGCTCGCAGAGAAGCAGCACGACGTCTTGGCGCATCTGGTAAACTTCCTCGCAATTTCAAGTACGAAGATTTAGACATAGACAAGGAAGAAGCAATGAGAATCGAACGAAAACTAATAGGCAAAAAGAAGGCAATATCAAAACACTGCGGAGGTATACTTGTATTCAATCACAAGATACCGAAAAGTTTAATCAACGCAGACAATCAAATACTACTGGATAAGAATGAAGTAGAGGACCTAGAGCATTTAAAAATAGATATCCTTGCTAACAGAGGACTCAGTCAACTACTGGAAATAGACAGCGAAACACCATTGGAAGCATATCCAGAACAGGACTTTGAAACAAGTCAGATGCTTTGCAGAGGAGAAGTTATCGGTGTAACACAAGCAGAGTCGCCAGCAATGCGCAGACTATTCCAAGCAATACAACCGCAGAGTAAATCAGACTGTGTATTTGCTACTGCACTTATTAGACCTGTTGCTACTACAGGCAGACAAAAAGCAAGTTTTTTTCAAGACTGGACAGAACAAAGACTAGAGGATACTATTGTATATGAAGATGATGCTATTCGTAAAATAGCAAAACTTATCAACTGCGATATGTATGAAGCAGACATGTATCGTCGTGCGTTTGCAAAACGTGACGAACAAAAAGTTATGCAGTTCATGGAGCGCATGGCCGAGAGTGAAAACAAAGAACAGATCATACAAGAACTATATGGGCTAGGAAGTTTTGGATTGTGCAGAGCACACGCTGTAAACTTGGGCAGACTTATATGGGCACTTGCATATCAGAAAGCACACAATCCTAAGGAGTTTTGGCGTGCAGCACTTAAACATTGTCAGGGCAGTTACAAACGCTGGGTACACAAAACAGAAGCAAAGAACGCTGGCTGGGATCTGCGTGACTTGGGATATGAAAACGGCATAACACAAACACCACAACAACAATACAAGCGTCATGGATATTGGACACAACCAGAGTTTATGCCCAATATGTTTGTACAGGAGACCTGGGGCGATAGAGTAAACTTTGCAGGACTAGTTGCTAATGGGCGTGTGTTCAGAGGTGAAGGCGGACGCTATGTTACGTTTGTAACACTGGGTGTTGCCAATGGCGAGTATGTAGATGTTACTATTAAAAAGCCTTTTGGTTACCGAGACACAGATGTAGTTGTGGGCAGTGGTAAGATACGCATGAGCAATGGCAGTCGTTATATTGATTGTTGGGATGCAAAGGGTTATAGACTAGATCAATACCTTAGTCACTAGTTTTAAGTCCAGCAAGCATGTTCTTTAGTTTACTGCTTTGTACACTTGCAGTAATTTTTCCCGCGGGATCATCACCTGCATCAACTACACCACCACTGTCTTTGTTTTTAAGTTGATCATAGATACTGCTACTCTGTTTCTTAAACTGTTGATACTCTTCATCCTCACCCAAGTCTCGGATGCGTAAACTTTCAATATCAAACTCCAAGTCAATCTTTTGACCAACGCCGCTACTACTTCTAGTTTTCATTAACTGTATCTGATAGCGTCCACGCTCACGCATAGCACGACTTGTAAAGATACCAAACACATTATCTGCTGTGTTGATCTTACTAAGACCACCACTGATATGCGAATGATCAAACTCTATTTCATCAACTGCGCCTCTGTTCAACTGCGATGCTGTTACAAACACACAGTCAAGTTCTTTTGCTAGGTTGCGTAGTTCTTCACTAACATACTTGTCCTTAACAAACAAATCACTTGGCGATACTTTAGCACTAACTGGCATAAGCAAATCCAAGTAGTCAATAAGCAGAAAGTCTACTTGCCAGTTGTTTTTAATCTGCAGTTCTTTCAAATAACCTCTAATATCATTAACGTTGCTCTGGGCAGGCATGTATTTGATTTGCAAGTTACCTGCTTTCTTGCCTGTCATCTTAACTTTCATCTCAACAGTATCCAAGTCTTTGAACACCTCTTTGGTGCTTACATTTGTGAGCATGCTATCAATACGCATAGCACTAAGACCTTCGCTAAGTTCCAGTGTCAAATACACACCATTTAGTCCTTGTGTTACCCAGTTAACTGCTAGGTTCTGCATGAACAAACTCTTGCCTGATCCTGATCCACCTGCAAAAATATTAAGTTCTCCCTTGTTCATGCCACCAAACAGTTTACGATCCATAGCGGGCCAGCCTGTGCTGATCTGTCCGTTATTGTCTTTAAGAGCCATAAGTCTTGCTCTAGGATCTTCAAAGTAATCTGTACCCATATCCTTAGTAAGCGATATTTGTACAGCATCTTTAATGATCTTTTCAACTGGATCATATTCGCCTTTCTCAAGCAGGTCTGCACTCTTAAGAATAGCACGTTCTAGTTCCTGCCGCTTGGTGAATCCTTCAAACTCTACTAGGAACCAGTCGTTATGACTTTCGTTAATATCAGGCACAGGCTTTAGTTCAACACCTGTTACTGCTTGCACTTGTTGTGCAGTGGGCAGTGCGCCATGATCATCACTGTGCGCTTTAACAAACACTGCAGTGTCATGTAAACTGCGATCAAAGTTATCTACATTATAGATGTTTTGCACACGCACAAAGTTCTGTGCATCATGCAACATCATTTCTAAAAATAACTTTTGTAAGTCTGCTGTATATTCTTTAGCCAAGTCTTTTCCTCTTTAAATTAATTTTTAGACTCATTGTTTCTTTTGCATCAATAATACTTTTAAGTGTAAACAGTTTACCATAACGCACTACAGCATCATTTACATCTTTTACGTCTGCTTCCCAGTCAGGAAAACTTACACTCCAGCCATACTCCAGTGCATCGTCTATAAGTTTTTGTCCTGCACGATCTCTGTCTGGTACTAGTATAACTTCTCTAGCCAGTGTGTCAATAATCTGTGCTTGTATTTCACTGCATTGATTACTCATTATACCAACGCCACCAATACACATTGCATCTAGTAGACCTTCTGTAACAACTACAAACCTAGCATTAGGCAACTGAGAATCAATGCCATAAACGTAGCCACTATCATAACTAGTAAAATATTTGGCTCTGCCGGCATCATCTGTACTCCTTGCACTAAACCCAATTAGTACGCCTGCCACATGTAAAAGGAACAATAACACGCTTCCACATACCTGCAGGTTGACTGTTACTGTACATCAGTTTATCTACAGGCAAGCAACGTTTAACTGCATATTCACGAATGTTATCAGGCAGTTCATGCGTTGCCCCTTCAGGCAGTGGTCTACTCTTAAATTCTACTTCAAACTTTTCTTCTTCAACAGCATCCACTTGTACAGTTTCTTTAATACGCATTGCTTCTATGTTAAGCATTTGACGAGTATTTTCGTCGACACCTAACCATGTAAGTAGTTTACGCATTTTGAAACTGATGTGTCTACCTGGCTGCCATCCTGTTTTAAAGTTGCAATTAAAACAATGATAACTTACAGCATCACCACTTGCAATAACTCCACCTCTATTACGCTTGTCCATGCTTTCGCCATTGTGATGACAGCA